GTCAGGCTTGCCTGGCCGGGCGTGCGCAGGCCACGCAGGTAGCTGCGGGCGTTGATTTCTTCCAGGCAGGTGTCTTCGATCTGCTCAGCGGGCGAGCCGCCTGGGTTGAAGGCAGTGGCGCATTCAACGTTCAGAATCTCGAACACAGCGGGGTCGGCAACGGTTGGCACCAGCGCATAGACCTGGGTGCCTTGGGTAAGCATGCTCATGGGACGTTTTCCTTTCGGATGAAAAAACCCGCCAGGTGGCGGGCGGGTTGAAAAGCGGTGAAGGGCTAGCGCTGGACGATCCAGTCGAGCCGAAATGTGGCGCGCCAGCGCCCGGTGGCGTCGTCGCGCGTGGTGCCCATCCACAGGGTGATGTGCGCGTGCGGCTCGATAGCATCGCGCAAGGCCTGGGTGGCGGCGGCGGCGCTGTCGGGCTCTGCTGCGTACACATCCACCTGCACTGTGCACACGTCTGCATCGGGCAGGTTGCCCAGGTAGTTCTCGGGCGCGCCGTCCACTGTTTGCCACACGGCATAGGGCAGCGCCACGTCTTGCGGCGCAGCGCCGAACGGAAAGAACCGCACGGGCGCGGCGCCCAGCGCGGCCTGCGCGGCGGCACTGGNAGCGACGATGGGNAAGATGGGCGGCATCATGGGAGCTTGTCCAGTCGCTTNGTGGCCTCNGCNGCGAANGNGGANACGGCGGCGTCAATGTTGCCCGTGAGGGCTGGCAGCATGAAAGGCGTGGCGCGCATCGTTTCCGTGCCCAGCTCCAGCAGGTGCCAGTGTGGTGTGGGGCCTTTGTCACCTTCGTCGGGGTTGCCCTTGGGGATGCGGCCCTTGGGCGTTGCCACGCCGATGCGTTGCAGCACGTCGCCAGTGGCCTTGTAGGTTTTGCTGCCGAAACGCGCTTGGATGTTGCTTGCGATCTTGCGGCCCGTGGCCGCGTCGTCGTGCCGCATGGCGTTTTCTTTGGCGGCTTTGACGACAAGGTTTGCAGACTTGCGCAGCGCGCCCATTACCACCTTTTTGCGCACATCGTTGGGCAGAGCCTTGATGCGGTCGATGGCCTTTTCCATGCCCTTGAGATCAAATTGCGTCATGAGGCAACTCCGCGCATGGCAGCGTGAGGTATTCGCGCCCGCTGTCTTTGTCGGCCAGCACCCCGGTGATGCCGTACACCTTGCCATCGTGCAGCAGGCGCATGGCGGATGTGATGCCAGGGCGGTATCTCACCGTAATGCGCACGGACACGTTGGACTGCACCGCCTGAGCGGCCACGAACTCGCGCGCGCTCAGGGGTTCGACAGCGGCCCACACGATGGCCTCGGTAACCCAGGCGGTAAGCAGCGCGCCGGTTTGCGGGTTTTGCGTTTGCTGTTTACGCTGCAGGGTGACGCGGTGGCGCAGGCGTCCGGCTTGCATCACACGCCCATTCCGTAGCGATAGGGCTGCAAAAGATACTGCGCGCCGTTGGGCAACTGCGCGGCAGACAAACCAACAACCACATCCTCACGGTTAGCGTAAAGATGCCCAACGATCAGCAGCAGCGCGGCCTGAATGGTGGCGTTCAACATGATGCCTGTCGTGTCCGCGCCAATTTCAACTTCGTCCGCGTACACCGTGCGCCCAAGGAACTGCATTGCGAACTCTTCAGCAGCCAACACATAGACGCCGATCAGAGCGTCTTCTGCGCTGTCATCAACGCGCAGGTGCATTTTTACGGTGGCGAGGTCTAGGAGCATTTACTTCTTGGCCTTGGCGGGCTCTTGCGGCACTTCGCGCACAACCTTTGTCTCGTAGGGCTCGAAGTAACCCAGCATCAGCGGCGTGACAGCCTGGGCGGGCGTAGCTTCTACGTCCTGGCCTTTGGCAACCGCGCCCAGCTCGTCGTGCAAAAACGACTCAGTGGCTTTGTATTTCATGGGGTTCCTTTGGAATGGGGCCAGCCCGAAGGCCAGCCACCATTCGCTTAGATGGCGGTGATTGCGCCGGACAGGACAGCACCAGGCACGCGGGTTTCCAGGCCCATGCGGCACTCAGCGCGGATCGTCACCAGGTTGTTGGTGAAGTCGGCATTCACGTAGCCCATTTCGACCGTGATGCCTTGGCGGTTCCACACCATCGATGAGCGTGCGAATTGGCCGATGGCAAACTGGCCTGCGGTCATGTTGCTGGAGAGCACCACGCGCACGCCAAAGGGGTTCATGCCTGCGTTGGTGCCGGGGGCGCCGTACAGATATGCACCAGTGCCCGCACCTTCGCGCAGAACTTCCATCGCGGCCCAGTCGGCGGGGTTCACGATCACCGTGTCGGGGGCGTAACCATTGGCCCACAGCGCGTACTTGGCCTTGTTGATCGACTCGACCAGATTCGCGCCAGAGGTGGGCGTGAAAGCGGTGAAGTTGCCAGCGTCCAGAATGCCGGACAGGTTCGGGCTGGTGCCGTCGCCCTTGAGCAGTTGCAGGTCGATGCGTTCGTCCAGGCCGTAGCGTAGGAACGTATCGATGTACGAAACCACCGCAGGGGCATCTGCCAAAAGCTGGTTCGATACCTTGATGAAGTGGGCAATCGTCTCGATTGGCACGTTGTACTGGCTGAAGGTCAGGGCCGATTCGGCCTTTGCGCCGCCCTGTGCGACTTCGGCAGCGCTGTTAGTGCGGCTGGCTTCCTTGGTGCCGACCACCATGATGGCGTTCGTGGTGCCCGATGGCAGGATGTCACGAATGGTCAGTGGCTTGAACACGCCAGGGACAATGCCGGGGTTCGTCTGCGGGTAGCTGGTGGTGGTGCTGGTGTTCAGAACGGTGTTCTTCACTTCCACCCGGGCGGTGGGGCTCTTGCGCTCGATCAGCGCCTTGAACTCGTCCGACTTCACGAAAGCGTCACCAGCGGACAGAGCAGAGACTTCGCCGCCCTTGGCGGTTTCCATCTTTTGCGCCAGTTCGGTCATTTGCTGGTCGAACTTCTCCGACAGCACCCGAACAGCATCCTTGGCTTCGGTGGCGACGTTGCCCTTTTCGTTGATCTGACCTTCGAACTTCTCGATGGCAGACTTCAGTTCTGCGCCCAGCTTCGATTGCAGGGCGTTGATGCCGTCTTGCACGGCTTGAAATTCAGTAGTCATGGCTATGGTCTTTCTGCGTCCAGAAACGCAAAAACCGCCTCTAGGGCGGTTTGGTTGGGGGAAGGGATGCTGGCTTAGGAGAGCGTGGCGACTGCTGCGTTTAAGGCCAGCAGTTGGGCAAAACTCGCCTTCTTTTCAGGAACAGACTCGCTCTGCCCCATGGACTTGATGCGCGCCACCAGAGCGCACGCATCAGCCCGAGAGAACCCGCCAGCATCGCGCAGGAGGGCTTCAATTTCTTTCAGTGACTCCGCACCATCAATGGCGCTCTTCACATCGCCAATCAGGGCGGCGGCATCAGCCGGGGTTTCCACGATGCTGATTTCCACAAGATCAATTTGCTTGAGCAGGCGGGTGCCATCGTCCTTTTGTTCTGCCTCAATAGGCCGGTAACCGATGGATAGGCCGTTGACAGCGCCGTGTTTCATGAGAGCGTAGGCGTCCTGAGCTACAGAGTGGCCTGGCGTCAGTTCGCCTTCCACATACAGACCTTTTTCATCTTCGCGCAGCGTCAGCCACTTGCCGACCACGCCGCCATAGTGATTCCATCGCAATTGAATGGGGCGCTCGCGGTTTTGCAGCGTCTTGGAGTACGCACCTGGAGCAATAGTGTCTCCGTAGCTGTCAACCAGCCCAAAAACCGATGCGTAGCCGCTGAAAAAGCCGGGGCGCGCATCGTCAAACTTTACGCTCAGGCGGTCAAACGGGGAGAGCTTGTGTTGCATTTGTGGTTCCTCCGGGCGCTTGAATGCCCAGCTTGTCAATCGGCGTCATGTTCACCTGAGAAAGCAGCACATCTCCGCCCTCTACGCGGGGCCATCCTTCGATGCGGCGCACCTCGTTGGGCGTCAAAATCGTGCCTGCAACGGCTGTTCTGTAGCCTTCCAGGCGGGATTTGAGGTCTGAGCGCAGCAGGCCCTCGAAATCGAACTCGAATTCGTACTGGTTCGCCTCGTCCGGGGTGAAAAGCCACGTTTTCACGCTGGCCTCGATGCGTTCAAGGTACGGGCGCAGGTTCAGCTTGTAGAACCCGCTGATGATCTCTGCCGCACTGCTGCCGAGGGTGGTGGTGCCCTCGTTCTGGTTGATGAGGATGGATGGCACGCCGAACCAGCGGGCAATCTCGTCAATCTGGTGCTTTCGGCTTGCCAGCAGCTCAATATCCTGCGGCGACATGCTTACCGCGTCGAATTTCATACCCTGCTCAATCACCAATAGGCGGTCATCGGTGCCGGTGGTCAGGGTGGCGAAGTTTTCACGCACAGAGGCCCGCTGTGCGGGCGTCAAAAGCCGGTCAAACGACAAAACGCCAGAGGGTTTGCCGCCGTTTGCGTAGATTTTTGACACAGATTGCTCTGCGGCCTGGGCAATGCCGAACATGTTTCGGCCAAAAGCGAGGGGCGATTTACCCACAATGCCGTTGCCGTACAGCTTCACATGCCACACAGACTCAGACGACAGCACATCTACGTTGCCGTCTGCGTGGTACAGGTGCACCACTGAGCCGTCTGGGAGTAGCTTTGTCTCGATTTGCGACGCCATCAGGGGCAGCAGGGAGCGGATTTGCCCGCCCACCTTCGTGATCTTGGCGTATGCGTTGCCGTGCAAGGCCAGATTCAGCATGAGAGTCTCGAAAAACTCCACCTTCGTCTGATACCTGTTCGGCTTGCGCGCCATCAAGAGTGATAGCCAGTGATCCGGGGCCAGTTCGCGCCCTTTCGGAGTCTTGCGATACACATTGACAGGCAAGCTCGCCACAGTCTCAGAAAGCAGGCGCACGCAGGCCCAAACTGCCGACAACTGCATGGCAGAGTCTTCTGTAACCTCCACAGGCGATGCCGTGGCGTATCCCATCGGGCCGCTGGTCTGGTCGCCAGCGTTGCGGGATGATCCGCTGCCTCCCAGCCATGTCCAGATGTTTTGCCAAATCGCCATTTATCGTCCTATGGGGTTCATGATGAAGTCGTTGAATGCTTCGTCGTCTGGTTGGGCTACGCTGGGCATTACGCCCACTGCCATTGCCAGCGCAACCATGCCGTCGATGCGCCCTGTGGCCTTGCCCTTGATGAATTTGCGATTGCCTGCCGGGTCCGTGACCACGGTGGCGTTCTTGGCGCACATTTCGAGCACCGGGTGATTCCCATGCTTGAGGTTTGATCTCAACAAGCGTGTTTCCAGTTCGCGCAGTGCAGGCGACATTGATACGAAACCCTGGCCGAATTCGACAAAGCGCTCTAGCTCTGTTTCGTCAAACCCGGCCCGCTCCAAGCAAGGCCGCAAAAACTTCATGTTGTAACGGTCAAACGCGATAGCTCGAACGTCGCACCGGTCGAACAGGTCGCGCAGGTAGGCCGCGATGTAGTCATATTCGATTGCACGCCCTGGCGTTGTTTGCAAGAAGCCTTGCTTCTGCCACAAGTCATACGGCACCCTATCTGCGCGGCTCTTTTCGCTCAAGCCTTCCTCTGGCAGCCAGAAGGTCGGCGTTACGTCACCGTCATCAGATACCGCAACCAGTGCGGTCAGGTCGGTGGTAGACGACAAATCCAGCCCGCAATAGATTCCCATGCCTTCCATGTCGGCAGGGATTGCGCCGTTTTCCTTCCACACAGAATGCGTCACGAACGGGCTGCGCGCTTCGATCCGTTGATTCAGGATCAGGTTTCTGTAGCTGGCCTCTTGCGCCGGGAGTCGTTTCGCGTCGGTCGCTTGCTTGCGCACCTCTTCACGGTTCATGAATACGTCAAAGTGCGGGTTAGCTGCCCGGATTGCTTCATCGCTGAACGGGTCTACATCCATTGGCGCAGTGTGCAATGCCACCTTGATCCGTGGGTCTGCTCCGGTCAGTGCGTCATCAATCAACAGACTCAGCAAATCCGCATCCGTTGGCGCCTGGGTGCTGATGATGATGGACAGCGGGCTTTCATGGGCCGCAGACGCCGTTTCGATGGCCTCATACAGCTCAGAGCGCGGGCCTTTCACTTGGCCTAATTCGTCATGCACACTGAAAATTGGGCTCAATCCATAAGCCGTCGAAGCATCAGCCGACAGCGCCCGGTACATCGAACCCAACTCAGGACAAACCAACGTCTTTGCAGACTCCTTGATCTGCACGTACTCGCTCAAATCCGGCGACATGCGCACAACTTTTGATGCGTAGCCGAACAAAATAGACGCCTGATCGCGTGACTGCGCTGCGCTGAATAGCTGGCTGTTGTGCTTTGCTTCCGGCCCGCAAAGGTGCAACAGGAGCAAAAAGGCGCTGGTTGCAGTTTTCGCGTTCTTACGAGCCATGCTCAAAATGAACGTGCGCGTAGGCGTGTCGTAAATCTGCTTGATCCAGCCCTTTTGCGCGTCCGTCAGCCGTACCGGCTGGCCTACCAGCTTCCCGTCTGGAATGCGGCACATGGCCTGAATCCACGCAATATTCCTCTCGCCCCTACTCTGCATCCACCACTTCCCAAGGCTTACGCGAACGGCCCATTGCACTATTCGCACGGCCCACAGTCTTAGGGTCTGCCGTGGCCT